GATGTCGACTCGCCGGGCGGCCAGATCGACGGCGTTCCGGAGTTGGCGGATGAGATCGCGGCCGCTCGCGGCCAGAAGAAAATCATCGCGATTGCCAACACGAGCATGGCAAGCGCGGCCTACTGGCTCGCGTCGCAGGCCGACGAGATCGTGGCCACGCCGAGCGCCATGATTGGTTCGGTGGGCGTGCTGTGGCCGCATACCGACATTTCCGAAGCGCAGAAAGAGGCCGGCATCAAGACGACCCTCATCACCGCCGGCAAGTACAAAGGCGAGGGCAGCCCGCTCGAACCGTTGACGTCCGAAGCCCGGGCCCACATGCAATCGATGGTCAACTCCGCATATGACCAGTTGATCACGGCCGTGGCGCGCGGTCGGCGCACCACTCAGAGAGCGGTGCGCGAGAATTTCGGCGAAGGCCGCTCATTCAATTCACAGATGGCGATCAAGATGGGGATGGCCGACCGTATAGCCACGCTCGACCAGGTCCTCGAAGGTCTGGGAGCGCGCGGATCGTCCAACGGAGCGCGCGCGGCTGCCGAAGAAGTAGCTCCTATTGCTTTGGCTGCCGCGGCAAGTGCGGCTTCTTCTGCCACTGAAAGTTCTTCTGCAAGCACGATCAAGACCGCGGCGGCTGCTGCGCAAATTCAAATCACAAAAGAGGTTCACACCATGAATGCGACCGAAACAGGCGAAGTGCTGCGTCTCTGCCAGACGCATGGCATCGACCAGAAGCGCGCCATCGCGATGATCGAAAAAGAAGGGATGACGGTCGACGCCGCTTCCCGCGAGATCCTCGCTGAGGTCGCGAAACGCGACGGCAAGGCAATCAGCACCGCCGCCGCCGAACAGACCACGATGCTCGAACTCACCGAGCGCGAGCAAAAGCAGTACAGCCTCACCCGCGGCATCAACGCAAAGATCCTCGAGGCGGAAACCAACAAGCGCCAGAGCTGCTTCGAATTGGAAGTCTCCGAGCAGATCGAGAAAGCCCACGAAGGCAAAAAGCACGGTGGAATCTATGTGCCGTGGCGCCTGAACGTGGATGAGCAATCGGCGCGGCAGGCTGCAGCGCGACTGGCCGCCAGCGGCATGTTCTCGGTCGGCGTGAGCACGGCTCTGGCCGCCGGTGCCTCGACCAAGGGCGCGGAGCTGGTCTTCACAGAGCCCGGCCCGTTCATCCAGTTTTTGTACAACATAATGCGGCTGAAGGAACTGGGTTGTCAGACCATGAGCGGACTCACCGGTAACCAGGCCTTGCCCAAACAGACTGGCAAAGCGACCGGCTCATGGGTGGCCGAGAATCCAGGCACCGATGTTGCCGACAGCAATCTCACGTTGGCCCAGGTGCCGCTGACCCCGAAGACTTACCAGTCTTCCAGCGCCTACACCCGGCAATTGATGGCTCAGGCCCCGAGCGCTGGCATCGATATCGACAATCTGGTTCGCATGGATCTCGGGAGAGATGCCGCACTGGCCATCGACCTCGCCGGAATCGCCGGCACAGGCTCCTCTGACGATCCCACGGGCATCCTGCACACCGCTGGCGTCCAGGCTTATACGGTCGAGGCGGATGCGGGCAATGGCGGCAAACCGACCTGGGATGACATCACGCTGATGGAAGAAATGCTGGAAGACGTCAACGCCGAGCAGGTGGGAGAGTTCGGATGGCTCACCACTCCCGGCGTGAAAGGGCTCTTCAAGCGCACCCCGCGGCTGCTCTATGCTCCCGCTGGCGGAACCACTGTCAACGTGACCGGCGATCCGATCTGGACCGACGGCAACACGATCGATGGCTATGAAGCGCGCAGCTCCAACCAGGTCCCCAAGGGTTTGACCGTCGGCACCAGCCATGCTGGGCATGCGCTGATCTGCGGAGTCTTCAGCTCGATGGTTAATGGGCTGTGGGGCAGCGGCTTCGAACTGGTGGTCGACCCTTACAGGCTGAAAAAGCAGGGACTGATCGAATTGACGACTTTCATCCTGACCGATTGGGCGCTGCGCTATCCGTCAGCGTTTGCGGCAGCGGTCGATTGCCTGACCGCATAAGAAATCACGGTGGGGCGGCGGAGCAGTCCTCGTTTCCGGCTCCGCCGCCGCGACTCCCCGGACCGGGGAAAACAGTTTGGGAAGAAGGCGGAAGCAGATGGCGAAAGTGAAGAAGATTGCCGGGCCGCTGGTACGCACGGTGAAAGTGAAACTGCTCAAGGGCGTGGTGCTCGGCGGCGGAGTGGTGGGCCGTATCGGCGAGATCTACGAGCTCCCGAGACATTTGGGCACGCAGCTGATTTTTTCCGGCCAGGCAGAGATTACTACCGAGGGCGATCAGCTCCAGCACGATGAGACGCCCGAGGAAGAGAAGAAGGGCTATTCGGCGGCGACGCTGGAATCGCCGACGGCACGCGATCCCAAGCCCACCAGGCGCGGGTAGCGCATGTCGATTTCGAGCAAGGCCACCACCGCCGAGTTTGAATTGATGCTCGCCGATGTGGGCGTGCCGGTAGTTTGTGGACCGGTGACCACGAACGGGCTGCTCGATTACGACGACCAGTTGATCGAAGGCGAGTCGGGTTTTGCAAGCGGCGCTGGCGCGGGAACGCAAAAGCGTGGCCAGGCGATCGGCCGGCAGATCATCGTCACTGTGTTGAGCGACGATTTTCCGCCTGGAGTGCTGGTGATTGACGCGCCGATTACGGTCGATGGCGACAGCTACGTGATTCGCCTGCCGCTGGCGCATTCGCACATGTCGCTGAACATGACGACTTTGTATTTGGGGAAGGTTTAGAGCATGAGGAAGTAGGAGCATGCAGCTGCGGTTCAAAGCTCGCGCGATCGTCGATGCCGCCACGGTGGCCAAGGAAGGCGACGAGATCGATGTTGCCATTCCGGTGGCGCGGGCGCTGATCGCGCAGGATATCGCGGAATCGCTGGAGCCTGTCCCCGAAACTTCGCATTGCGGTCACGGGGCGGATGCACTTTCACGAATCTTTTTTTAGAGACAGCAGAAGGAGCACTTGCATGAAAACAACGAGATTGTTGATCGTACTCCTGGTCGCCGCGGCTTGCTTCGCGCAGAAGCCGTCGAGCACCGCTAACTCGGTGGGGATCCCCGGCGGCAGCGACAAGCAGGTGCAGTTCAACAATGCCTTATTTCTCGACGGCATCAACAACGGAACCACTGGATGGGTTCTCACTTCGAGAGGCGCGAGCCTACCTCCTAGCTTCCAGGCATCGACGACTGGAGCGGTGAGCGTCGATACCGACGGCACGTTGGCAGCAGACTCCGATGCACTCGTGGCCTCACAGAAAGCGACCAAGACCTACGCCGACACCAAGGTCGCGGGCGTCCTCGACACTGACGGCACGCTAGCCGCGAACTCCGACGCGAATGTGGCGTCGCAGAAGGCGACCAAGACCTATGCCGACACCAAAGTCGCAGGCGCCCTCGATACCGATGGAGCCCTGGCCGCAAATTCTGACGTGAAAGTGGCTTCCCAGAAGGCGGTCAAGACCTACGCGAACACCAAGGTTGCAGGAACTCTCGACACCGATGGCACGCTAGCCGCGAATTCCGACGTGAAAGTGGCCTCGCAGAAGGCGACCAAGACCTACGCCGACACCAAGGTCTCGAAAACTGGAAACGAGACCATCGCCGGCGTGAAGACTTTTAGCAGCATGCCCTCGATCCCGACGGATACGCCCGCCACGTCTGGCGCTGCGTGCGCCACCGGGCAGATCGCGTGGGACGCGAGTTACGTGTACGTGTGCATCACCACGAACACCTGGAAGCGCGCCGCGATCGCGACCTGGTAGGGCGAGATGAGTTCGATTCGCGAGCAGATCGCGGACGCTGTGCTGGCGGTGTTGCAAGGGCCAGGGACGGTGGATTCACCGCCTCCGGCGAACTTGACCGTGCATCGCGAGCGCACGCGGCCGATCACAGCGGATACGTTGCCGGCCATCCTGGTCTATTTCGAGGATGAGGAGCCGACGCCGCTCGCGAAGCAAAGATTTCAGGCGCCGATTGTGGAGCGCCACCTGAACCTGGTATGCGAGCTGCGGACGACGCCGCTCGCGGGCCAGGCGCCGGACGAAGCTGTGGATCCGCTGTACGTATGGGTCATGCAGCAGATCATGGCCGACGAAAGATTTGGCGGTCTCGCCATGGGCGTGACCGAAGGTCCAATGAAGTGGATGGCCACCGAGGCCGACGTCGTGTTTGCCGGCGCCGCGCTGCACCTGATCATTCACTACCGAACCAGCCGCCAGGATCCAACTCTGGCGAGTTAGCACGGAGAAGGAAAACACGATGGCGATTCATTATCCCATTCCGCACCTGCCCATGCTGGGCAAAGGCTCGATGCTTCTGGACGTCTTCGACGTTGACGGCAATCTCACCGGTTATCAGCACCTGGGCAACTGCACCACGGTTGAGCAGGAACTTAAAGACGACAAGGCCGAGCTCTTCCAGCACCTCAACGGCACCCCGACGCTGATCGCGACCGCGGTGAAGAAGCGCGTTGTGTCGCTGAAGATGACCGGCACCGATTTCTCCTCCGATCACATGGCGATCGCGCTCATGTCGACCGGGAAGACCGAACTCGCAACCGGCTCGACGCCGGTGAGCGGCGAAGCGCTGGCCAGCGCCACGGCAACGAAGAAAGGGAAATACTTTGCCGTGGCCGGCCGCAATCTGGATCCCGCCAGCATTTCGGTGAGCAACCCAGGCGCGCTCGCCGTCGGCACCGATTACATCGTCGCGGACGCGGTTCAGGGAATTATCTATTTCCCGCTGACCTCCGGCGTCAACGATGCCGCTGCCGTGACGGTGAGCTATACGCCGATCGCAACTACTCTCGACCAGGTCTCCGGCGCGGTTCAGCCGTTCGTGAAGGGCAAGATGCGCTTCGTGCCCGATCCGACTGACGGCCAAAAGATCGGGATCGAGTGGTGGAGATGCAATCTCACGCCCACTGGCAAGCTCGAACTGATCAAAGACGACTATGGCAACTGGGAGCTGGAAGTGATGGTTCTCGACGACAGCGAAAATCATCCCGACGACCCGTATTTCCTGGCCACGTTCTACTAGGTTCCGGAGACGGAACAGATCGACGATTTTGAAACCGCGTTAAAGGAGATCCACCATGTTTTTGCTTTGCGCTTTCGCCCTGCTGCATCCACTGTTCGCGGCGCTCTTGTTCATCGCGGTTGTTCACGCGAAGGCCTCGCTCTTCGCCCTGCTCGCTGCCCTCGGTTCCGTGGCGTTCGGCATGGCAACCACACCGAACCTGAAGCATGTCTGGGCAACCACCATCAAGAACGACTCCGGAGCGGCCGTCGTCGCGGATCCGCCTTTAGTGGTCATCTTCAACGCGGAGGAAAATTTCTGCGTTCAGATTCCGGCCGGAGAAACGGCGGAGATCGATTGCGCGGTGGACGTCACTAAGATCAAGTCCGCATTCATCACGTGCACGCAATCGGCCGACGTCTATACCAACGACGGGACGGGTTCGACCGGGCAGCACATCGTGCTGGTTGTGGGCGGAGCTTCACCGGTTCCGTCCGTGTACTGGCACAACGGCATGATCACCGCCAACCCGTTCACTCCGGCCATCACAAAGTTCTTCATCAAGAACAATGGCACGGTGGCGGCCACGGCGCGCGGCGGCTTCGGGATGCAGGAGTAAGTTCTCCCGAGCGCTGAACACCGGCGCTCCCGGCGGGCGGAAAGGGGCTTACGCTTTTTCCGCCCGCCCGCCAAGGGGCCCGGCGCACAACGGCGGAAACGATTTGATCTGAGGAGTCATCCATGCCAGCAATCAGCGGCAAAGGCGACACTTTCGAGCTCGACATTCTGAAGCTGATCTTCAACGCGACCGCAGTCGCAAATCTCGCGGACAACGCGGGCACCGGGCCGCTCACGAACCTGTATGTCGCCCTGCACACCGCCGACCCGCTTGAAGCAGGCGACCAGACGGCCAACGAAGCCGCCTACACGAACTACGCGCGTGTCGCGGTTGCTCGCAGTTCTGCGGGTTGGACTTGCGCGACCGCCTCGGGAACGTCCACGGCGAAAAACGCGGCCGCAGTTGCTTTCCCCGCATGTGGAGCGAGCGGCGCGACCGTCACTCACTTTTCCGTGGGTGTGGCGGCGAACGGCGCCAGCAAGTTGCTTTATGGTGCGGCTCTCACTTCCCCGCTTGCGATCGCGAACGGGATCACGCCGAGCTTTGCCATCAACCAGCTGACCGTTTCCGAAGACTAATCGAGGGACAAAATGGCAATCTATTCGCTTTCGCTCAATACGACGGTCACGACGACTGGCGCTGCCGCGATGGATCTACGTGCATCCGCGGCAAACTCACCGAGAATCATGGAAGTCGGGCTCAACTTGGGAGCGGCTACCGCTTCCACTTACGGGCTCGGCAGATCCGGCAACACGCCGACGCAAACTTCTCCCGTCCTGGTGCAGGCGGAAAATCCCAATGATCCTGCCGGACTCTCAGGTGCAGCCGTGGCTTGGTCGGTGGCTCCCACCATCCCGACCCAGTTTCTCAGACGCATCAGCCTTCCCGCTACGATTGGGGCCGGCGTGATCTGGACATTTCCGCGCGGCCTGATTCTTGCGGCCGCGGCGACCATGCTGATCTGGAACCTGGCCGCGAACAGCGCCTCGACGAACGCCTGGTTCGTAGTCGACGAATAGCAAGGGAAGGATTCATGAAGGTCGATCTCCAGGACGATGTTGTCGCCGAGCTTTCGCTTAAGGTGCATCGCAGCGGAGCAATGAGCGTGGCTGGCTGCATCGAGCATGAGTACGCGTTAAAGATGCTCGACGCCGCTCGGGATTCGATCAAGAGCCACGTGGCCAGGAAGGCTTTGCAGGATGGCGGAACGC